AGCTAGATAGTCATCATTAGCTTGCATCTGAGGATAGAAAGCCCCCACCTCTAAATCAAACAACAATAAGCATTTGCTGGTGTTAGGGCATAGCCAAACTATCTGCTTAGCCACCTCATCATAAACACCTTGTGCATTCTTTCCTGCAAGTCTTGTAAGGAAGTAAGACCTTATGGTTTGAGCAGATACATCATTAGAAGACAATACATCAAACTCACTACCAGTAATCTGAACAATACCGTTATTAGAGAAATAAAATACACTGCCCTCTGCTTCAACAATACTCCTTGCACTCTCTAAACCTCGCTCACTCACCTTAGCTATATTAAATCCTGTAGCTTTAAAACCACCATCAGCGTTATATATGTACCATACACCATTAGTAGCAAATACAAGGATACCCGCTTTAAAGGACTTTATAGCTCTAATACCTACTGTGTCTTCTAGTGTGATCATGCCCCCATCTGTATCTAACAAATCGGGGATTGTCTCACTGGTAGGGTCATTGTTCTGGTAACACCTACCAGCCTCTTTAGAGGTTATCAACACTTGGGAATACATCACTGTGCTGTCTACAGCATAGAAGATTCTCCCAAATGCACTAGCACAGCAATTAGGGTTTTTAGTGTTTACTGTTGGATTATTAACTGCCATTATGGAATCACTATAGGCATTTCACCACCACGACCACCACCCCCAGGGGGGAACGGGTCAAAAGGAATTGGTGGAGGAGTAATAGGATTGCTTGGTGTGTCTGGGTCATAAGTGGGAGTACCACTAAAGTCTATAGAACCAGCATCTGTTAAGGTTGTGCTAGGAGCACCATCATTAAATGGACTAACCAATTTACTACCTCTATTAAACGCATCAATAGGAAACACATAATGCCCTCTAGGGGATAAGCTATTTCCTAAACCAGCATCTCTTACATACACAGGATCGAACGTTAAATTACCATCTGCGTTTGTAATCATACCCACTCCAACACTGTCTGCATTGCTAGGGTAATTAGAGAACTCATTGTTGTAGATTGTTATTGTATTTGTAAGGGGATTACCTGAAGTGTTTTCATCTCTTTTACTTTCAAACCATCCAGCATTGTATAAATTATATTTATGATTGTCAGATAGTGTAGTAGGATTCTCTGATGCACTAAGTCCATCATCTACTAATTCAAAGTCTCTTACATGAATATTAACTTTAAATACATCTATTGTTTCATCTACAGAATTATATTCTAATAATATAGGTTTATCATTGTTAGACAAGGTGATTACTAAATAGTTCGTAAGTTCTGCTATTTGTGTTGATACAATAGCATCAGCTATCTTAACATCCACTAAGGATGTAAAGTCTTCATCTAATGCGTGAACTCTTAAATAAGTTTCAGGGACTGTGTTAGACAGTATGGCAATTACGTACTTACTCCCTCTCCAATAAAAGATATTCTCTAGTACGCTATTAACTCCAGCAAAAGTAGAGAGAGGGTATATATATTGAAAACCCTTACGTCTTTCTCTAACTAAACCATCTTTATTAATGGTAAAGTTAAGTTCATTACTGGTAGCCCCTTCAGGAAAAGATAAAGGGCTTACTTCGGTAAGCAGCCCCTTTGCTAGATTAACATATTCCTTTTGACCTGACGCTCTCATTGGCTTATCCTGTCTTTAAGAAACTTCTTTATTTGTTTAGGGCTTGTCATTCCTTTAGCTACAGCTATCCCTTCATTGTCAGCAAAGCTAAGCAGTTCAGCTTTAGTTGTTAAGCTGTCTAGGGATACATCAGCTTCTAGCTCTACACGCTTAGGAAGGAGGGCTGTTCTTTTGCTGTACTTGTTAAACTCTCTGAGAGCCTCTGTAACGCCTGTGAAGCTTCCAGACAGCTCAAGTGGGGTAATGCCCCTACCTAGGAAGTAATAAAGCCTCTGAGGGCTGTACAGGAGCTTGTGGGATGATCCCTCGGTAGTCTCCAGCTCTAATTCAAACTTCTCATTAATCATCGTGACTTCCTAGACACAGCACTACGCTTACCAAAAGACCTTGTAGCCCTACCACCACTACCAATGTTCTGACTTGTCTGTTGTAGCTTAATACGCAGCTTACGTGCTTTCTGACTTATCTTACCATTAGGTTGTTGGTACACTAAGTTAAAGCATTCATCCAACACCATTGATAAGTAAGTCATGCTTAGATGTTGTGGTACAGGGATAACGAATATATCCTCTTGTAAGAACACAGGCATAATTGTAGCCACTACACGGGTCTTGCTTGATTGTAATGTAGTGTCATACTGTTTGTAGTAACTATCTGTAACAAGATGCTTACCATCAAAAGAGGTGAAGTATGTAGGCCACTTATCATTTATTACGGGAATTTTTTGATTATCAAATCCATTAATAACGTCTATGTCTTCAAGCTTACTCTTACTGTTAGCTGTAAGGTTTAGGAACGCTAAGGGTGTAAGGTAGGTGAGGAGTTTGTAGTCTAAGTCTCCAGTTTCAGAAATGTTGTAATACACCTTACTCTCTTTAATATTTTGAATGTTGTCAGGTATTAGAAGGAAGTTTGGTCTGGATACATCACTTAAAGCGTCAAGGGTTAAATCCTTTTGTACAAACAGGAGGTTAGGAAACTCTTGAATCATTTCATAATATACACGTTCAGCTATGTTAGCCACTTGCTGACTTTCATCATTATCAAATATGCTATCTACGTAGAAGCCACTTGTAGCATCTAAGTATTGTTGTACCACTTGTAAAAGTGTTAGTTGCATTAGGTTCTCCAGTAAATATTATAATAGGGAAAAGGAGCAGTGCTCCCGCTCCCTATGAAATACTCACTTTAGTATTGGCTATATTTCACAATAGCTCTAACAACACCAGCAGTTCGGCTGGTTGCAACAGTAAGTTGTGCTTGTGTAGCAAGGCGTGTACCTACAAGCGCCCCAGTACCCGCTACAACGCCTGTAGTGGCTGTACTAGCAGCTAACAAGCCGTCAGCATCAATAACAGTACCATCAGGCTGTGAGAGGCCCACAGCGATGTTAGTACCACCAGACAAGTTTGTTAAGACGATTAGGTCAAACTCCTCAATTATTGATCCTGCTGGAATAGTAATTGCTGTGCCTCCTAAGCCTGTAGTAGTGGGAAGGTCATTTACAGCAAAGGTGTACTCCACTGTATGTACTGCGCCAATTGCACCGATAGCCTCTCCATTCTTGGTAGAGGTGTATGGGCCTACATCATAATAGTTTAAAGGTTGTGCACTCATTTTTTAATTCCTTATTCTGGGGTAACGATAACGGCTAAAGTCTCAGCACGCTCTAAAGCAAATCCGTAGCGGCAAGTAGAAGACCACTCATCTCTGCGGTTAGTTACGTTGCGGAAAAACTCAGACTGTGGACGCTGACGGATAACACCCATGAACGGCATATCATCTGCTGAAGCCATAGACATTGCAACCAGTGCTTTACCACTAACAGCAGCAGAACCAGTGCCGTCAAACTTAGCAATAGTCTCTGATACATCAGGTAGGTTGTGGCTAATCATAATGTTAAAGCCAAAGATGTTTCTTACGAAGTTAAGCTTGTCACCAAAACCTGTCTGGACAAGTCCATCGAAGTTGAAGTTAAAGATACCACCGTTAGATACTTCTGTGATGTTTAACAACTGGTTTAGTTCATGCTCCATGTCAGGGTTGATAATCAACACACGATTGGCTACAGGAACTAACGCCTTATCAAAAGCAAGTTTAAGTGCTGAAATGTCTGCAATAGTAATTGCACCACCAGCACCTGAACCAGCAAAGCGGTGAGGCTTACCATTAATCAAGTTGGGGTTGCCTAGCGTCTGTAGGTTAGCTACACGTAGAACAGCTTGTTCTAAATTACGCTCCATAGCAATAGCTGACTTACGAACGTTCTCTTCCCAGAAAGCCATAGCTTGATGAGAGTCCTGCTTCATTTTGTCAGTCATGTACCAACCGTCTTGCTTATAGTCTGTAACTGCAAGCTCAATTCGGCTAGTAGCCATTTTAGAGAAATCAACACCAGTGTCTTCAGTGTAATCACTAACTGCACGATCACCAGTTTTGGTAATGTTTAATGTATCACCATCACCAAAGATACCCGTTTTGTCGTTAAACAATGGACGACCTACAAGCCAATCATCTAGGCTCTTAGAAAGTGCTGCATCGTATACTTCTTGGCGAATCAAGTTCGCTTGTTGTGAGGCTAAATAAGCCATAATAAATCCTTAAAAGTTTTTTAATAGTTCAGGGTCAACACCACGAGCTTTAGCAAAAGCCTCTAACGTGCTTCTAGCATTAACTACACGTTCAGTGGAACTGAAACCACCAAGCTTTAATTCTGGCTTACCTGTAGAGTTGCTAGGTGGCCTTCCTGTAGAGCTGGTGAACGGTGTTGAAAAAGTGGTTTTGTTTAAGCCAAATAAAGTCTTAAACTTAATGGGATTGGTTGCAGCTTCTAAGATAATGTCCTCATCAGACATACCTAGGGCTTTAGCTTTCTCCCGAAGTTTGCTCTCATAAGCATCACCGTAAACCGCCTGAGCAGCACTAATGCTGTCCTCTTGGTTCTTTAAGGCTTGTGCATTACGTTCTTTCTCGGAAAGGGATTCGTTTACACTACCTAACAGTTCTTTTTTGAGAGACTCTATATCAATGGCACTGGTCGGTGCTTCTTGACTTAACGGTTCACTTGTTCCCTGAGAATTCTTGATACTGGCTAATGCCTCATCAAGCTTCGTCGCTTGGTCGAGCTTCGCTCTCAGTTGAATGAGTTCTTCGTCTTTTGTTTTACCTTCAGCTTTTAATTGTTCAATAAATGAATCAGCATTAGCGATTTTCTTAACTGCATCATCTTTAGTAAACGCTCTTTCGCCAATAGTAAACAGTGGAGCAGGTGCTGGGTCAGCGGTTGTATCATCTTTTAAGTCTATGTCAGACATTTTAATTCCTATTTCTTTTTAGTTGGAGTACGTTTAGTTGTTGGACTCGGTACTTTAGCATACACTTTCTTTTTATCTTTCATGTTGTAGCTCTTTAATTAGGGAACGGACTAATACCCGTTCTGCTCTGTTTGTTGCTGTTTGATATTTGAATTCAAACTCTGTGCTAGGAAGCTGTTTCTCTTCTTCCTGTATTAAGAAATCAAGCCTAGCTTCTAACCCTTTAATCCAATCTTGTGTAATATCGGAGCTGTGCCATTGCTTGTATTTCTCAATGTACTTTTCTCGTTCTGGCTTAGACCTTGCATTAAAGTTCTTAGAGATAAACTGAGGAATCTTAAAGCTCATCATCTTCCTCCATCATATCAGCATCCATTTCCATTTCCATAGCTGTAGGCTGGGACATAGTTTGTTGCATCTGTTGCTCAGCAAGCATTGTAGCCTCTTGAGCTTCCATCTCTTCATCAATAGCTGCAAACTTCTTAATCACTTCAAAGCTTTCAAAACCATTCAAACTTTCCCACACTCTAGCTAAGTCATAAGTGTTGAAGTGTCTTCCTACTATCTGGTATAATGGGCCTTGTGTAAGGTTCTGGAGTCCAGCAAGCTGTTGTAAATTACGAGCAAAGCGTCTAGCACCAAAGGGGATAAGCTTACCATTGCTAGACAAGTCATCTTCTGTAACTTGCAATACACTGATAATGCCTTCTTCATCTTCTGATAATATGCTAATAACACTAGCAAAGTTTTCCTTAGCTACACGTATCTCAGCAGTAATGACCTTTTCAATAACGTCTTCTTCAAACTGCATAGCCTTATTAATAAACCCTCTAAAGGCTCCATCATTCAAGTTCTGCACTTCAAACGCTGTCTTCTCTCCTGCTGTTCTAAAGCCTGTTAGTTGCTGTGGAATACGAGCAGCTCTACGAGCCATTTCCATGTGCATCTGTATTTGATTGTCGTATGTTAGTACAGTGGCATCAGGCGTAATGTCTTGTACACTCCCACCTTCAGGCATGATGTACTTAGTCTGACCTGTTACTTCGTCATAGATTTCCTCTACATCGCCTATGTAGGCTCTGTCAGGATTAGCGAAGCTGTCTATGCTGTCGTTCTTAGAATTCTCTCTGTGGTTAATCATGTAGTTAATGCCAATTAGATTATCTAACGGGCCTTGACTCCACAGGTTATCAGGACGAGGTTTCCATCCACCCTTAAAGATTGTTTGTTTAGGTTCAAACCTTTCAAAGACTACAGTGTTACCATCTACACAAACAACGCATCTTCCCTTGTGTATCTCTTGTGTAACAGGATCGTATATGTCTCCATAGAACCACATAAGCTCAATCATGCCACTGTTGTAATATTCTTCAATACTACCAAAGCCAGCAGCTATGTATTGTGTTTCTTTGTATCTGTCAGAGTTATCTAATGAGCCACCACTTCTACGAGCAAGCAGTCTTTGTAGTTCATCAGGGGTGAGGTTGCTTTGATCGCCTAAGCTATCTACAAACTCCTTAAACTCACCTGTAGAGATAAGGCTTTTAATTATCTTCGGGGCTTTAGAAAATTCTTGATGAGTAGGGTTATATACAATATCATAAGGACTAATACGCATAGGTTTTGGACCAAGATACCCACTAACCGTTTGATCATCTTCTTGCTGCGTTTCATTAACATAACCCACCTTAACGAAGCAATTACCATATCTAACTAGGTCGTCTATTACTTTACGGAAAGTGGTAGAGAACGCATTTAAGGAGTGAAACTGTTTAACCATAGCTAGGAGCTTAACTCTCTTTTCCTTAGCTACAGCTTTAGCGTCATACCCCTTCCAGCCTAACCACTCTTCGTGTGGAAACACTGTGCCATAGATAATGGCTATAAGGTCTTCATGTATTTCGCTAATTACGGGGATAAATGTTTTGTGGTCGAAGTTGTCACCACCCTCAACACTTGAGGTGTCTGTAGCATGAATGTAGCTATCTATCTCTGCCCACATCTCAAGCTGAGAACTACGAGCACTGTCCCACTCATGCCAGTATCCTGCAATCTCTGCTGCTAATCGAGCTTTCTCACTATAGGGTAGTGTAATCATTATGCTCTTCGTCTTCCTCTATTTAGAAACCTACTCTCTGCATTTAACACGTTTCGGTTCTTGTTAGTAGCAAAGCGTGGCTTAGACATCCGTGAACTGTTTGTAACAGCTATCCACAGAGCATCCTTTAAATCATCATGTGGTGGCTTGCTAAGCCTTAATTCTTCTTCTAAGAGTCTGGTGTAACCACCTTTGGTGTGATATACACTCTTAGCTCTGTAGAGCGGTTCAAAGAGTTGAGCATTACGCTCTTC